TGTAAGGCAAGCTCAGAGGCAATCCCCTCAACGGTCTCCACATTTACGATCCGGCGGCCACGGCGCAGGATGCTCAGGGGGCTTTTCGGATCGTTGTTTTCTGCGGTTGCCCGCAATTCGGATGGAAAATCTGCTGACGATACAATGTCAACGAATACGTTGGCTGCATCGAATGTGTCGTTGTCAACGGTCATGGGAATATAAAGCAGGTTGGTTTCGTGCTTTCCGTAGCGGTGTGTTTTGCCTGTGAGCGTTACAGGCTTCCAAGGCTCACATACGGCCACGCCATCACTATTGAAATAAATGTCTCGGTAGTTGATTTCCTGCAAAAGCGTACTAATCACTTCATACCGAGTTGTGCCGGTTTCAAAGGCGCGTGTAGTCGGTAGCGTCAGATCAGATGCCGTGATGGATGTTATGGAGATTCCAGCGGCCAGCAGCTGCTCACGAATAGCATCAGTGTACAGCTTGCCCGCCGGGATCGTCAGCGTAGCTTCCAATACGGATAGATTTCTAAGCGCGTAGGTTTGGTCGTAGCCGGTCAGTTCTTGTAGCTGATGGCCGTACTCATCAGTAGAAAGTGGAGCCGTTGTAATATGGTATTGCCCCAGTGCCTGGCGTACATTGTTAGTGATGCGATAAACTGCCAGTATATCTGTCAACCACGTGACATCGGATTCCGGCTCGGCCTGCAGACTAACGGTTCCCTTTATTTCAGCACTTCCCGTATAGCTGATTTTGGGTGTGCAAGTTGTTGGAACGCGCAGTTTCTTAAACGGAGCGCCGCCGCGTAAAGCCCAAAACTCATACCGGATCATATAGAACGGCCTCCCTTTCGGTCTCTACGATTTTAATTGTGCACTCAACGGCTGCCCCGCTGGCGCTGTCGCTTATTTCCGCAAATACGCCGGCGGCATAGTGCCCATCACAGTCTTTATAGATGACTTCCTTCCCGCGCATGGCTCGCAACGTCTCAGCATCCTGGATACTGTCGTACAGATACTGTATTGTACTGGTTACGGTGTCATATCCGGCATCATGCCAGGTGGGTAATTCGTGCCCCCAGTACTGCTGTGAATTGCCAGCCCTTGTCGTGCTGCGGCTATAAATGTCCCGCTGGGATTTATATTTCATCAAATGCCAGGAATCACCGCCGGCAAGGCCAATGGCGGCATAGGGAATATTAGGCGCAGCTTTTACTTCAGCCGAATCAATGTAATAACCATCAGCATTGAAGGCGCGCACAATGTAGATGTGCTCACCGGCAGTGTTGCGATCATGGAGAAACCGTGCGTTTTTATTGGCTTTCGCAATCAGTTCTCCGTCGCGCAGTACATAGGTCGCTACGCACTCTGAGCCTACGGTCCAAATAATTTCTACCTCAGCCCATAGGGGGCTTGCAGCGGCTACAATTTCGCCCCACGGCACATTGGCAATGGACAATGCAGCAACAGCCCATGCCGATTGATCTCCAAAGGTATTCACAATGCGCACGCGAACCGTGTGAGATCCGTCAGTCAACACCTGATTAGATTGCCAACTCTTTTCGGATCCATAAACTAGCCCTTGACTTTCCCCGTCAACTTCCACTTCGTACCCGACCTGTTCAGCGCTTTGCCAGCGCAGTTCAGCAAGGGGTTTATTTGTGTGGTAGGTGATGACCGGTGC